TAAACCTTTAGATTCATTCATAGTAGAAACTGAATCAAATCTCTTTAATATGTTCAATTTCTCTTGTTTTGTTGTTGAATGTTCAGTGAATAAACGTGTAGCGTACGCTAAGTTTGCATTGAACACAGCAACTTCGTTAAGTTTTTCCTTGAAAAGAACTAACGCCTTTTTATATTCAGCATTTTGTTTCTTTAAAGTTTCAACCTCTTCGTTGATTCCAAAAACACCAGAACCTGCCTTGTAAGTTTTCTTACTTGGTAAACCTGCTCTATTAGCACCACCCTTATTTCCATGAGGGTTTGATTTAGTTCTTGCAGCTTCTGTAGCTTCAACTTTCTCAACGTCAGAATCTTCCTCTTCAGACATTTCACCTTCTTTAGATTCTTCTTCCTCTTCTTCATCTAATTCGATTTCGTAAAGAGTTTCCTCTTCGGCCATATCAGAATCCATGGTATCATCAGACATTTCGTCCATGTTCATACCCATATCTTCTCCAACCTCAGTTTCATCTTCTTCACCATCAAGTTTGATGATATATTCGTCTTCGCCAGTTGACATTTCAACGTTATCTCCGTCTTTCTTAACTACGATACCATCTTCTGGTTTCATTGCCTTGAAAACTTTCAATACTTCGTCGTCAGACGCTCCTGTCATGTCCATAAAGTCATCTTCATCATCCATTGACTCTTCACCATCTAATGATAGTTCGTCGTCTAAAGATGGTTCTTCTTCTGAATCGTCAGATACTGGTAATTCCTCACCATCTTCTTCAGAGTCTAAAGAATCGATTCCTTTAGTTGGGTCTTCGTTATCGAGGTCGTCTACATTTTCAGAATCGTCGGCGTTTGCCTCATCATCTGACATATCATCTGTTTCCTCTTCATCAGAATCGGGTTGTTCAGACATTTCGGTGTCTTTTACTTCCTCTTCCTCTTCTTCCAATGATTCTTTAAGCAAATCGTTTAGTTCTTGCTTCATTGTTGATGCAAGTATACCTTTTGCATTTTGCTTCACGGCTTCTTCAAGAGTTTGTACTTGAAGTAACGCATTTTCTAAAATTGATTTTTCAGTCATTGTGAAATTTTTGTTTTTATTATCTTATAAATACTTTGATTTTATGAAAAATTTACTTTTTCAATATAACTACACCAATAAAATTGATTATTTGGATAAAAAACTATCCAAATTACCCATTAATTTAGCCATTCTATTGTCGAGAGTTGGTTTCTTCACTTCCGCCTCTTGATATTGTTCTCTTTCAGATGGGTCACTAAAAATGTAAGCACCTGGTGTTGATGGTGACGATACTAAATCGAAACACACCAACTCAAAGTCCTCTTGAACAATATTTTGTCCTTTTACATTTTTAAGTGAACCAACACCACGAGAGGAGATACCTAATGTTGCACCATTCATAATTAACATTGCGGCTTGGTCACCCTTAGTAGAAACGATACCCATCTTCTTCCAACCTGGAGAAGTGAATAATTTTATCTTACCCATAAGGATTTTACCGTCCCACCACGTTTCAAGAATTGAATGTGATACCCTATCTAAGTCGATAAGTGAAGATGAAGGGTGATTTAATTCATTTAACGCACCACCCTTCTTAATAAGATTTTGATATTTTTCGTTTTCTCTCTTTAATAAGACTTCAGGGTATATCCTACCATTCTTATTTGGAGTGTCGAATTTTTGTAAAACGGCGTAAAGAATAAGGTCTTCTGAGAAGTCCAAATTCTTCATTTCCGATATAATTTTCTTGTTGTCGTCAGGAGACACATGACCAGCGTCATATTCAATCAATATTCCGTGTCCTGTTTCCTTTGGTCCTAATATTTTCATTTATGGAATTAATATTCCTATAAATACATCAATATCTAAGTTATTTTTTAGTTTTATAAAAATTGAACAACTTTTTATCGTTTAAACCATCTTCTACTAAGTTTTCCATAAGATTTTTAACCATATGTTTCACTTCTTTTGATTTAACATCAAATTGCCTATCAATATATAGTGTTATCTCTAAATTCATGAAAGACCTTTTTTCAAGTTTTATTCCTTTTGTTCTTATATCCAAATCAACAATAGATTGTTGTTTAAAGTGTGGATTTTGTAAATTATAAATTATTTCTTTTATTTTACGTCTTGATTTAAGAATCGTATGATCAAAGTCATCCGTTTCATTATCTGGTTGTAACCAAGAATTTAATTTTAAGTAAATTGTTTTTAAGTTTTTGTAATCTACGGTACCATAACCGATTTTTACATCTTGGTATGTCCCTAATGGGATATACTTTCCATTTTTCATTATTTCATCATATTATTTTATTTATGGTGTAATAAAAATATAAATAAAAAAACTTATAAATCCAAAAAATATTTCGTATATTTTAGAATACTTATATATTATGATTATAATAGACGTAACAAAAGAAAAAAGTCTTGAAAGTGCACTTAGAACTTATAAACACAAAGTTCAAAAAGTTAAACAAGTTCAGCAATTGAGGGAGAGAAAAGAATTCGTTAAACCCTCGGTTACCAAAAGAAAAGAAAAATTAAAAGCGGTGTACGTTCAACAAATAAAAAATGGTCTTAATTAAGACCATTTTTTAATTCATTTAATCTGTAGTAGTTATATTTTGAAGGTTTCATATCTTTTACTTCCTTCTCCACGTTTGATAATTTATTCGTTAACTCAGTATCATTCGATTCACTTAAAAGTGAACCTACTTGGGTTAGAATACTTTCTTTAAGTTCTGTGGTTTTATTATTTAATTCATCCTCACTTAAAGAAAGAATGTTTTTTAATTCTTCTTTCTGTGATTCATTCATTGTATTTGAATACAATACGTTAAAATTATTTGCCAACACTGCATGTAACAAACTTTCGTTTGGTGTCACACTACTTGAAACACTCTCAACAATATCTTTTTTAGTTATTAAATGTTCAACCAATTTTTTCTTTGCTTTAACCTTCTTTTCTAAATTTGATAAAGTGTCTTCTTCAGATAAGTGATCTAACGCGGTGTATATTTCATTTTCGTTAATTTCTGAAACATTAACCTTCTCGTCTAATGATTGACAAAATCCTTTAAACTCATTAGTCATTTGTTGTTTTAACATAGACCCCATCCCCTCAACGTATAATTGAGCAGTTTCCTTATCTTCAAAATATTTGTTCTCTATTTCTTCATAGAATAGATAAAGTTCTTTAAAACTTTTATTTTCTTTAATTGTACCCAATATATCTTTTACCTCTTTCTTATTTTGTTTAGAATAAGATTCGGTTAATTTTGATAATATCTTAGATTTTAATAATCCGAAATTTTTCATTTTTAATCGTTTAGTATGTCGTTTAATTTAGTTTCTATCTCATAAATATTCTGTTGTGCCTTATTAATATCAAATAATTGAGATATATCATCTCCCTCACCCAACATACCTAATATTTTTGATTTTTTAGACTCACTTAATGGTCCTTCACCTCCCGGTGGTTCGGCCGCTGGAGGTGCTCCTCCTCCCATATCCATTCCACCACCACCATCTGGTGATTCACCACCACCTGCCGCTTCAACTTTTGCTCTTTCTTCTTCTGGTATACCGTATTTCTTATCCACCACATCAAAGACACCAGAACGTTTAATGATATTTTGTGTATTTGTTAACTCAAATCCCATTGCCCTTTCAAGTCTTTGTTGTTGTAAGTCTAAAACAACTTCAGACTCACTCATACCCAAGATATTCTTTTTAGCCCATGTATGTGACACAGGTAATATACCAACTTGTGATTGGTCAGAAGTTGCGTCTTTATATAAAGTGATTTTTTCTTTCCATTGTTCAATACGTAATAAATCAGATTGTGCCGATGGATTTGTTAATGATAAATTAAAATTATTTAATTCATCTTCCATTCCCGTTAGGTAAAGATGTATTAATGCGATTTTATTTAACTCTTGAATTAATGATTTTTGAATTCTATTAATTGTACGAGCAAAACGAATATCCATCAATGCCAAACTTTTACCCTCACCAACAACCTCCTCAAATCCTAAGAATGCTTTAGGTATACGTAACGCAGCTAATAATTTCTTTTGAATATATTCAATATCGGCAATCTCACCTAAATTTTGTGCACCCGGTAATGTTTCAATTGGGTTTGTTTGTGACGGGTCACGAACAGGTATAAAATAATCTTGGTCAACAGCCATTTGATTATATCTCATATCTACTTGACCGTTACGTGGGTCAGAAATCTGATCTCTTTTAAATTTGTTCGCTACACGTTGTACGTAAGGTTCAATGTCCTTATCATCCATATTACCAACGAATACTTTGAATACACGTCTCTCAGGTGCTCTTGATGTTCTGTAAATTAACATCGCATCTTCAGCAAGTAAAAGTTGTTTCCAAATACGTCTAATCTTATCTAACATAGAAGTACCATAAGGTAACTTTCTATCATCACCTAATAATCTAAAGTGTGCTATTTCCCAAGCTTGAAATTCCATTTCTTTAGTTTTCCAATTAAACCTCAATTCTCTTGACGGTACTTTAGTATCTCTAGTTTGGGTTGGTTGTTTTGATGCGGCACCTTCTATTCTTTCAATCTCAATATTTGGAAGTTGTTGACAACCAACAATTCCTTTTTCGGGGTCTATTTTTAAATAAACAAAATCATCACCATACTTACAAAGACCTCTTGTCCACATTTGTAAATTTGTATTGACATCTAATTTGTCATAAAATAATTCTTCTAATATTCCTTTGATTCTTTCAGAGTCAGAATATATTGTTAATATTTGACCCTTCTCAGACATTGTTGTAGATTCTTCAGAATAGATATCTAAAGCTGCCGAAATTTCAGGTGTGAACTCCATAGATTCATAGTCATAATATGCCGATATTCTATTTGGTTCATAATATACCGATTGATTATAGAGTGATTGGTCAAGTTTTGTCCACTTGTCCGCAATGTATTGGCTTTGTTGTGCCTGTAACATTGCCTTTTCATATTCTTCTCTACTATCTGTTTTTAATAATTCGTCTTTACTGAAATTAAATGATGGTGTCTTGTCAACTTTTGTTTGACCCGGATACCCGAACATCTTGGTTAATTTCTGAAAAACTGTTAGATTCTGATCTGCCATGTTTATAAATAGTTTTCTTTAAGAATATATACTTTTTTATTTGGATTAAAAAGACTATTTCGATTTACCAAATAACCAAGAATATTCTTTATATGCCTCTCTTGGGACACCAGATGGGTTATTTTGATAGTAAATTTGATTGTTGTCCATTCCCATTGACCCTATTTGGTCAAATGAGGTACCGTAAGAATAAAACGATTTATTCGGTTCATACGTTCTTTCGGACATCGTCCAAGAGTCCAGCATAGCCTTATTTGCGTTTTCATTTTTTTCCAATTGATTAAAAGACATATCCGCAACATATAATGCCATGGACAATCCCATAATCGCATCATCGTGAGTTCCTTTCATATGGTCAGGTCTACCATTAATGTAAACAAACGTATTAAGTTCATTTAACAATCTACTTGATCTAACAGCAAATCCTTTTCTTAACTGTTCTTCAAATGCCGCAACAATTTGTGTTCTTTTATTATTAAAACTAAGACCTGGTATTTTTTCCATTGCCTTTGAATTATACTCCCATATATTTTTGGTATTAATACCATCAATATATAAGTTCTTATAATTCATTTCTTGTAATTTTCTCGATGTGGCAACTCCCATACCCCCTGTTATATCAATAACAATAAACGCCTCGTACAGTATACCCCATTTATATGCTACCGATGCTAAATCGTCCGGTGGTATTTTACCAATATATTCAGCAACTTGTTCCCTCTCATCAAAATCAATAATACTAATTGCGGAAAAGTCCTCACTATCCCCTCTACTCACATCGACACCCATAATATAACGATGACCTTGAATTGGTTCTTTCCATTGCCAAAACGTACCTTGCATGTATTTCTCTTTAGGTACACGAATCATATTTTTGGCAATATTCTCTTGAACGTCTCCGGGAATAACCCCATCACCCGAACCTAAAAAGTCACATTCTAATTCCTGAGCAATCTTACGTCTATCATATTTAAATTTCTTAGACATTGATTCAAACCAAGATGAAAACGGTTTGTATCCACCCTCTTCCAATTCCTGATATTTTTCCATATCAAAATCGTACAACACAACTTCATTGTCGTCATATTGTTCTCTATTTAACATGTAGTGACAGATATCCTGACACTTAACCCAACGTAAGTCTTTGGTGTATCGAGGGTCTTTAAACCACCTTAAATCAGTGATATGGAAATCATTCAACCCACGTAAAGCTTGGTCATAAACACCGTAATAGATAGGGTCATAACCATTTGGAGTTGATACAAGGATAATCTTACCTCCTGTTGATAGGGACGCCATAGATGCTGCCCAAAAGTCTTCACCGGCCTCAATATATGCTGCCTCATCAAATACAAGTATTGTGGGTGTATAACCACGTAAGGCATCGGCAGATGTTGCAACCGCTTTAACTTCACACCCATTATTTAATTTGAATCGACTTTCAGAGTTTTTATCAGGTGAGAACCCAACATTAATCCAATCTGGCCATTGTTCTAAGAAGTGACGAACTTTATTCGCCATTTCCACAGCAGTATCTTTTTTGTTTGCAATCAACAAAACTCTTTCAGGTTCTGTTGCTTTTGCTGTTTGTAATTTTTTAGAAATCCACGCCGCAGTTACGGTGGTTACCCCTGCCTGTCTATATTTTCTTGTAATATTCTCATTATATGTTTCGTAGTCTTGTATTAACTGAATTTGATCAGGAAATAGCTCTAACGGAACGTATTTTTTTTGAGTGTTGTCATATGTTTGAAGATACGTTCTTAACGCGTAAGGAACGTCTTTCATTATCTTCGCATATTCTTTTAACTGTTCTAATTTAGAATTCATATATGTATAAATACAAAAAAGGAGGTTAAAAAACCTCCTTTGTATTATTCTTCGTCAGGTCTACGTATACCTAGACCACCTAAAAAGTCGTCAAAATCATCATCGTCAGTTTCATCACTGATATTGTTTAACTCATCATCGAACTGATTCATTGTTTCTGTGTAATCGTAATCCTGTAATTCTTGTTCAATCGCTCTATATAATAATCCCATTAAATTTTTACCATTTTCTGAACCCGAAATAATTTCCTTCATTAATATTAAAAACTCCTTTGCTGGTTTTTGAATAATGTGTGAAAATAATAACAATTGAATTTTATATTTTTCTTCGTCGACTAAAACTTCCTCAGGAAACTGTCTTCTAACCCTTTCCCATATTGCCGGACCCAATCTTAAATCCCACATTTCCTTTTCTAACGTATCTTCACTATCTTCAATATCGGTAAAATCTTCTTCATTACCTTCTTCGTCTTTTGGTCTACCTTGAATTGCCAATAACTCCATAACCCCTTTAATTAATTCATGAACTAATATTGGAAAGTTAACACCTCTGGCAACGATTGTTGGCGGGTCAGTTTGTCTATCTATACTTTCCTTCCCTCCGATTTGAGGTTCTCCTCCTCCGCCACCCATCATCATTTGCATGGTTTCATCACTTAACTGCCAATATAACGAATCGTTAATTGACATTAATATACCATATTGATTTACTAGATTTTCAGAACCTGTAATTTGTCTAATTTTTTCGGCAACATAATGATACATGTAGTGGCCCTTTTTAGATGCTCCCTGTACCATTGCATTTATTAAACGTCTCTTCGCCTTTTCTAAACTTAACGTTTCTAATTCGTTGAACAAATCTTGTTCTATATTTATTTCTTGTTGTGATTCTTCTCCTCCTTGTTCTGATTCTTTATTAAAATCATCGGTACTTATTTCACCGACACCAACAATTTTTGCATCAAACTGAACATCACCCTCTTCTAATCCCATTTCCTTCATCACCAATTCAATTGCCAACGCTTCTAATTGTTCTCTATATTGACTTTCAGTTCTAACAATTTGATTGTGAGCGTTCATCATTGTTTGTGCCAATGGCATAACCCCTTCACTACCTCTTAATGTTGTGTTATCACCTGTATATTGTCTAACTCTTTGAACGACATCTTTGTATCTCTCAGACGCTAATAATTCCTGAAAATTTTTATTAGGCTCTTCTCCCGTGTTAGGTAATGGAACTTTTTTCAATGGAGTATCTCCTTGAGCCAACTTATCTTGTAATCCTTGGTCAGGTCTGTCCTGTGTATCAAAATCCATTGCCATCTCTTTCAAATTTTCTTTGATTAAAGATAACAATTTTTTCTTTGTAAATGACATTTTATTTACTTTTTTTAGTTTCTTTTAAAGCTTTAGGTTTTGGATTTGGTCCAGGTCCTGGTCTAAATGGGGTTTTTCTTGGGTCTTTGTTTGGTGTTGGTTTTGTACCCGGTTCCTTTGTTGGGGCGGGTTTTGTTGTTGGTGCAGTTTTAGGTTCCGCAGCATCGACAATTGAATCGTAAGTCATAAACTCAGGAACCCCATTATGTCCTTTTTTAACCTTAGGACCATGTTGTACCATTGTATCTGATTCGTTAAGTTTAACACTTATTAATTCCATAATTTCATTTTTTGATGTGAAACTATGGTACTTATTTTCTACTAATTTCTCAACCCATTCTTTAACTTCAGAAGATTTTTTCACTTCTTGATTTACTCTTGCTTCGTGACGTTTCCCTTCTTTATCAATTGAATAACCGCCTTTCATTCTAGGTTCATTTTTTAATTCTTCACCATCTGCGTTAAAATGTTTCCAATCTTTTCTCGAAACATCTTTCTCAAACGATTTACGCCAATTTGCTTCTTTAACTTCCTTCTTCTGTCCTTTTAATATTTTAAAATCTTGACCATCAATTTTACCATTGTGGTTCTTATCTAATTTCTTTTGATTACCTTTTAGTTCTTCTTTCATTTCATCTTCGTATGTCTCGATAGATTGATTTTTTTTCTTTGCATCGGCAATTTTTTGTGATGCTAACGGATCTTTCTTAGATATCATCACATCAGATTCACTTAACATTCTTTCAGCCAATTCTGATAATTGTTTATCACTAAACTTAACCAATGTCTTTTCTGACATACCTTCCTTGATTAATTTTTCTACTAATGTTGACCTTTTCATACGTTTTTGAATTTTATTTCTTCTTTTAAAAGAATGTAACTTCTTTGTTTTAATTTTTTTGTGACATTTTCTAACGACTCTCCAAATTTAAATGTTAGTCTACCGACCTCGACTTCGATGTCGAACTTTTCCCACGCTAACGCAATTACCCCATCTACTGCATCAATAACTCCGAAATAATCGGAGTTTTGAATTAATTCTAAATCTAAATCAGTATTCTTTAAAAGACCCACTAATTTGACATATTCAATATCGGGAGATTTTGTTTTTGCAGTTGCTGATGCGGGTATTACGAACCACTCATCTATGTCAATTTCAGATGAATCACTAAAAATAAATTCATATTGTTTCTGACCTTTATAATCGGAACCAATTTCATTGACATAAATTAGATTCATTTTAGTTAAAATATTTACTTAATCTTTCACCAATTGCTTGATTTATATCGTTTTTTATTTCTTCTAAATCCAATTCTTTTAGTTCGTCTTTCTCTTCTATACTACCCAAGTCTGAATAGTTTGATAAA